GACCTCGCACAGTACCGCGCCGCGCTGCACCAGCGTCACGTGATTGAAATGATGCTTGTGCCCACGGTGGAAATCGCCGGCCTTCAGCAAATGGTGCTGCCGCAGATACACACCACCCGCGGCGCCAAGGTGAGCCTGCAGCGACTCGCGCGCGCTCACGGTTTCACCACGGGCGTTGCGGCGGCAGCGGCGCTGGAGGCCGCGGCTGCCACGGCTCGCGCATTCGTCCACGCATCGATGAGCGGTTGAAATTGCGTGATTTCGGCAATCGTCCTGTTTGGCGGCCGATCGTCGCCGGCATATTCGATCCAACCGGCCGTCCCGTTCCACTGCACGGCATGAACCTCGGCGGCGGGAGCCTGGCTGTCGGCAACCGACGCGCAGTCGACCGGCAATGCGGTGCCGTCGACATAGACCATATTGTCGGAGGGAATGATCGTCAGCTTCATGCGCCTCTCCTTCAGCTCTTTCTCGCTATCAACACGTCGACATATTTGATGCTGAAGCTGATCGGCAGCGATGGGATTGCCAGCCCCGGTATCGACAAAGCCGGGACCGACAGGCCCGGGAGCGTGTGATTGTGCGAGCCGCCGCCACCCGTGCCGCCGTCAGTTGTCGCGGTACCGCTGCCGGAGCCGCCGATGTTGGGAAACAAATAGGCACCCGTATTATTTGTTCTGTCGTTGCTGACATAGGCTACGCCGTGGGTGTGCGCCGGTATCTGCGCGCTCGTGAGCGTGGTGCTGCCCGACGTTCCCGTGCCGGTGGTCCCGGTTCCGGTGCTGCCGGTGCCGGTGGTGCCGGTACCGGTTCCGGTCTGGGCATTGACGGTCGAGAAATTGTTGCTGCCGCCGCTGGAAGGCGTCGCGCTCCCGACGATCCGCAGAAGCGCGTCGTCATAGGTCGACACCCGCACCCATCCGAGCGGCGCCACCACATTGATGAACGCGAGCTGTGTTCCGGCCGGGAACGCGCGCCGCGCCGCGACCCCGCCCGTGACCCGCGAATTCGGCCCCAGGAACATCAGAAATCCCCCACCGTCGCCGCCGTCACCGTGACGAGCTTGCCCGACGTGACGGTGGCGAGGGCCGCCACCGTCAAGGTGTCGCCGCTGATCAGATGAATAAATGGATTCCCGTCGCTATCGTAGGGAAGCCCGAGCATCTTGACCGGGTCGAGCAGATTGACCGAGCTCGTCCCCGACGCATTTCCGGCCCCCGCCGCCACCGACACCGTCCCGACCGGATAGGACGTGCCGCCATTGGTGATGCTGACCTGCACGTCGCGAGCGGAGGTATCGGACGAGGTCGCGATCAGCGAGGACACCTTGGAGCCGCTGGGTCCGGCGGTGTAGACGGTTTTCTGATTTTGGCCGTCCGCGTTGGCGATCTGCACCTTGCCGTTCTGCGGCTGCCGGATGAGGGTTGCGAGATTGTTCTGCGTGAATGCCATCGATCAAGCTCCTGGGCGGCTGGCGCCGCATTGGCGGCTTGCGCCGCTCGGCGGCTTGCGCCGCTCGGCGGCTTGCGCCGCTCGGCGGCTTGCGCCGCAATCGATTAAACTCCGCCGAGCCGCGCATGCGCGAGCAGCGTCGCCTCGAGAAAATCCTCTGCCAGCGCGGTCACGAAGACCTCCGCGGCGCCCGAGAGGTTGATGGGGCTGCCGCCATTGGTCGATTCCGAGATCGTGTCGCGCGACAGCGTGGTGCCGGACTTGGTGTATTTCCCGCGCCCGGCTTCGCTGGCGCCGGTGTCCTTGATGCCATAGGAGACGGTCGCACCGTCCGGCACGCCGGCGCCGTCGAAGCTGAGATAGCCCGAGACGGAGGCCCCGAGCGTCAGCGCGCCGGTGCCGGTCGTGGCCGTGGTCATGCGGGCGAGATTCTTGAGGACGGCAGCCATGATCAGGCCAATTGCAAGATGCCGTTGGTCGGATCGAGCTGAACCTGGAACGAGTTGCCGGTGGTCACCGAGACGGTCGTTCCGTAGTCCCACCAGCCGATCAGGTTGCCGCTCGCCGCCGTCGAATTGTAGATGACGGCATAGCGGAAGGTCGCGATCGTGCCGCCGGCGGCAGTGTAGGTCACGTTGTTGCCGACCAGCTTGTAGGTTCCCCCTGTTTGAGCCGACGACGTGATGGTGACGGCGGTGCCGCCGGCCGCGTAGCCGTTGCCGGCCGCGATCTCGGTGATGTCGGTCTTGATCGCGTTGCCGGCGGCCGGCGCCGTGTTGGTCAGCATGATCTTGAGGGTGTCGGCGCCCAGATTGTGCACCTTGTTGGCGACGTCAGCCACGAAGGCGTTGAACTTGTTGAAGCTCGCCATGCGGTCCTCTTGGGGATTTTGAGTTCTGGAAGTGCGCTATTGCGCGAGCGGATCGGGGTCGGCACCGGCCATCTGATATCCGGTCGCGCCGCCGGCGGCCGGAGCCGGTATCGTCGGCGCGACCGGCTGGGTCACAGGCATCGGCTCCACATGGGACACGCGGCCCTGCGCGTCGCGCACCACGCGCTTGGGCGCGTTCATCTGGCGGATCATGTCCATCAGCTGGGCCACCAGGGCGGCGGCCGCGGGCGCGCCGGGCGCAGGAGCACCGGGCGCGCCAGCGCCAAGCGCGCCTTGCGGGCCGAGCGCCGGGCCGACCGCCGCCTGCAGGTGGCGGAACTGCTGGTCGCGCATCGCTAGCTCGTGCTGCAGCAGCGCCATCTGCCGATCGAGCTCGAAACGCTGTTGCGCGAGCGCGGCATCGCGCTGCGCTTTGTGGTCCTGCATGGCGAGCTGGCCCTGCGCCTGCTGCGCGTCGAGCTGCCCCTGGGTTTGGATCTGCATCAGCTTGGGATCGGGTCTGGGCTGCGGCGGCGCTTGCGTCTTGGGATCGGTGAAGAACTGATCGACGTTTTTCAGATCCACGAGCTTCACGACCTCGGCGGCGGAATTGTAGAGGTTCTGCACCGTGACCAAGTTGCTGAGGCCGCCGGCGAGCGCCTCCTTTTGCAGGTTGATTACCGCCATCACATGGGCGAGCCGCTCGGACTTGCCGCCGGTGCCCAACCCCACATTGATGGTGAGGTCGTTGCGCTCCTTCCAGTCGCGCGGATCGACCGTGACCCACTGGTTGCGCAGCCGCACGGTCGCGGATTGCGAGCCGTTCCGGCGGATGACCGCATGCAGGAGCGAGAACAGGTCGCGGATGCCGGTCTCGGCGAAAATCCGCGCGATCAGCTTCATGCGCGCCTGCGCGGCGCTGTAGACCTGCATGGCGGCCGTGGCGCTGGTGTTCTGCAGCGCATTGGCGTCGAGGCCCTGCGCCTGACGATTGACGCCGGTGCGCCATTCGCGGGTCGTGTCCGCGTATTCCAGCACCGGGAAGATCTCGCCCGCGATCGCCGGCACGGTCTGCCAGTTCACGCCGCCCGGCATCTTGGTGCGCACGATGCCGCCGGGGCGCGAGACCAGGAGATCATCGAGCGTGGTCTCGGTGGCATGCGCCTCCGACACCTCCACCCGCGGATTGACCGCCAGGTAGGCGTTGTCGAGGATCGAGCGCAGGAGCGCGGTCTTGATGCGCTGGATGTCCATCACCAGGTCGGCGATGGAGCGGCCGAAGAAGCGATGGGTGACGATCACCGGCGTCATGGCGGCGAACGGCGGCGCGTCGACCCGGACGATCTCGGGCTCGCCGTCGCGGGTGAGCACCTCGCCCTGGTCGCCGCCGGTGGTCACCCGGTAGAGCGCCGGCTTGTTGTTGCCCTCATAGTCCATCCGCACGTAGTGCTCGGTGATCTTGATCTGCCGGTTGACCTCGTTGATGCCTTCGTCGCCGCCGGCCGCCAGATGCTCGTCGACGGTGTCGCGCGCCAATTCCTCCGGATTGGTCAGCATCGTGTAGCTCGGGATCGCCTTGATCTCGTCGCGGTCGTAGCCGTCGGCGATCAGGTCCTCCTCGCGCTTGATGACCTCGTGGAAGCAGTAGCCGCAGTCCTTGAGGCTGCGGGCGAAGCGCGAGATGCCGAATTCCTCCGGCGGCACGCCTTGGACATGCGCCTGCCCCACGGTCTTGCGGGTGACGACCGTGACGTCGTGCAGCATGGGGACGGCCGCGTCGTCATCTTCGGGCGCGGCGGGGGCCCCGGGCGCAGGCGCGGCCGGCGCGACGTTCCCGGCGCCCGGATCGAGCGGCGCCACGGACGCGCCCGACGGCATCTGCGGAGACGTCTGAAGAGGCATCGCGGCCGGCCGGAACGACGGGTCGGGACGCTCGCTGTGCGCCACGATCTCGACCTCGGGATCGGCAATGAGAAGCGCGAACGCATCGTCGGGCTGGTCGAGATAGGTTTCGCGTTGCTCCTCCTCGCGCTCCTCCCACCACACCTTGACGATGCCGACCTTCGAGAGCAGCGCGTCCTTGATGAAGGAATAGAGAATCAAAAAGCCCGGATTGCGCTGCATGAACACATGGTTCACGTAGTCGGTCTCCTGCTCGGCCGCCGCCACGTCCTCGGGGCCAAAGGGCTCGAACCGCACCACGTCGTCGGAACCCGCGAATATCTCCATCAGCGAGGGCATCAAGCCGTCGATCGTATCGGCCACATCGGTCGACACCGCGCGCGAGCGGCCCTCCTGGGCCGGCATGTCGCGGCTCATGTCGCCGTTGTAGTAGTCCATGGCATGCGCCCGTTCGGACGATAGTTTGGACGCGCGCATAGCGGCGAGCGCGTCGAGCTTCTCGGCCGTGAGCATGGCCGTGAGCTCGGACGTGGGCATTTTGGGCATTGAGACACGCCTGATG